TCAAAGCAAGTTTTGATAAAGCAAATAGAAGTAGTATGCAAGGTAAACGAGGTGTAGGATTGAATGCAACGCTAGACGACTTTGCAACTATAAAAAACACATTAGGATGTAACATGCTTACAGACGTTCATACAGTAGAACAAATTAGTCACATTACAACTTTCTATAATGCAGTTGTAGATGTATTACAAATACCTGCATTTTTATGTAGACAAACTGATCTTGTACAGGCGGCTTGTGCTACAGATAAAATAGTCAATATAAAAAAAGGCCAGTTCCTTGCACCTTGGGACATGAAAGGCATACTGTCAAAGACAGAAGGTGCAAAAGAAGTATGGATTACAGAGAGAGGTACAAGTTTTGGATATAATACTCTTGTCGTTGATTTTACTGGCTTGGACTATATGCTTGATAATTATTCTGTGCCTGTGGTTCTTGATGCAACACACAGCGTACAAAAACCAGGCGGCCTCGGAACTAGTAGCGGCGGTAACCGTAATTACGTTCCTGGCTTATGTCGTGCAGGTAGTGCTTTAGGAATTTCTAATTTCTTTTTAGAAGTACACCCTGATCCAGACAATGCACCAAGTGACGGACCTAATATGTTACACTTAGATAATTTTGAGGAAGTAGTGAGTAATATAGTTAAATATCAGTATGAACGAGAAATTTGAAAATGCATGTAATCAGATAAAACAAAAATGTCCACCTATATGGATGATGCGCCAAGCAGGCAGATATCAAAAAGGCTATATGGAAATGAAAGAGAAATGGACATTTGAACAAATGTGTAAACTTTCTAGCCTAGCGGCAAAGACTGCAATGTTACCAATAGATCAATTTGATTTTGATATAGCAATATTGTTTAGTGATATTTTATTTCCTATAGAAGGTTTAGGTGTGCCATTAGAATTTAATCCTGGGCCAAAATTTGAATGGTATATTAACGAAGACAATTATAAAGATCATTGCAACGTTGAACTGGCAGTCAAGCATATGGAGTTTCAGGCAAGAGCAGTCACAGCCACAAGACAATTATTACACCCTAGTAAAAGTTTGATAGGCTTTGTAGGAGGCCCTTGGACACTATTAAATTATGCTACAGGTAAACAACCTAATATGAGCTTGCAATGGAAAACAAAATATTTGAATGAAGTTATTGTACCTTTATTGTCACGTAACATAAATTTACAATTAGATGCAGGTGCTGAAAAAGTTATGATATTAGATAGTGGTGTTGCTAACATGAGTGAAAGCTATTTCAAGAAACACTACGTAAATATTTTACAACCTTTAATTCAAAGCGATACTGGCTACTACACACAACATTTGAATAAAAGATGTCTACCTACATTATACAAAATGGGCTGGGTAGGTATTGGTGTAGACAGCACAGTTGATATAAGAAACACATTTAAAAAATATAAAGATGGATTTATACAAGGCAACTTTGATGAAAAATTAATGTTACTTCCTAGGGAGCAATGTAGATCACACATTGAAGAATTCCTTAATACAATGCAAACAGTAGATACTACAGGATGGATCTGTGGACTCGGACATGGTATACATAAAACTACACCTGAAGAAAATGTCAAGATGTTTGTAAGAATGGTGAGAGAAAGATTCGAATGAGAACAGCAATATTAATTCCAGCAAGATTAAAAAGTTCAAGACTGACAGATAAAATGTTAGTAGAACTTGACGGAGTACCACTTATAAAAAGAGTATATGATGCATGTATACAAACTGACTACGACACGTATGTTGTTACAGACAGTTTAGAAATAGCAGAAATAGTTCCTAGTTTTATTTTAACAGACGAAGCAAGTAATGGTACTGAAAGATGTGCTATTGCCGCAAAAGATTTAAATTATGGAAACTATGTCAATGTGCAAGGAGACATGCCAGACATAAGACCTGATATGATAGAAAAGGTAGTAAAAGGACTTGACAAATTTGATGTTACTACACTCTATTCATACATGCACTTAGAAGAACAAAGTAAGCCTAGTTCAGTTAAAATGATACGAGCAGGGGATAAATGTTTATGGTTTGGAAGAGGAATGATGGGCTATGGTGATTGGCATTTAGGTATATATGGATACAAAAATCATGCATTATCGAAGTATCCACACTTAGATGTTTTCATAGAAGAAACTGTTGAAAGCCTGGAACAACTACGTTGGTTGAAAAATGGAATTGACATAGGTTGCTACTACACAGATTTTAATGGTGTTGAAATAAACACTGAACAAGATATTCATCTATGGAATTATAAAAATGACCGTAAAAAAAATAAATGACTGGGCAATACCATATGTTAAAAACTTCCGTACTTATATTGATATAGGAGCACATGACGGAGATACATGTATTGATTTTGTAGACAAATTCAAACGTGTATATGCCTTTGAACCTAATCCAGAAAGCATATTAAAGATACCAAATACAATCAAAAAGTTTCCATTTGCACTAGGTAACAAAAGAGAAGAACGTGTATTGACTATACCCGATAATGGGTATGACAATAATAAGCATGGCAGTATTGTAAGACATGTTTCAGGATTACGACAATACAGTGTATCAGTGAGAACTCTTGACGGCTTTGAATTAAAGGAAGTTGACCTTATAAAAATTAATGTAGAAGGAATGGAACTAGAAGTGCTAGAAGGCTCTACGCATACCCTTATGAATTGGAAGCCTGTAGTGCTTTTTGAAAACAAACGTTCTAGATATAACGATAAACTGGTTGACTTTTTCAAAGAAATCAACTATAATATAAAAGTGTATAAAAGCGATACGGTAGCATACTATGAATAAATTACCAATAAAAGATATATTGGCCGCAGTTGATATGGGTGCCATGAACATATGGGACGAGCTATCTGATGAAGAAAAGAAACAAGTAAGTTTTTATCTGTTAAACAGATATGTATCAAGTGTAAAAGGTAACAGAGAAAAACAAGAACTTGCTGTATTCAAAACAAATGAATACTACAACAAGCATTTCTTTACATTACAGAAACATAAAAAGTTACTTTGGCAACTATTGTGTATGAGCGGAAACACAAAAAATATTGCATATCACGAATGGATTGGACACAAGAAAAAAGGTTCAAGCGATAACAATAAAATAGTAAAGTTTCTGATGCAGATGTATCCTAATAAGAAACAAGATGAAGTAGAACTACTAGCACAAATTTCAACAAAGAAAGAAATAAAAGAATGGGCCAAAGAACATGGCATTGAGGATTTAAAACTGTGAGAAGAATGTTTACATATGGATGTAGTTATACCAAGTACTATTATCCTACATGGGCAGACATTCTTCTAAAAGATAGAGATGGATACAACTGTGGTAAGATTGGAAGTGGTAATCAGTTAATTGCTAATCGCATTTGGGAAACACACGCCCAAAAGAACTTTACAAAAGATGATACAATTATTATAATGTGGAGTAATTTTTTTAGAGAAGACAAGTACAATAAAGATGGTTGGCAAACAAAAGGAAATATATTTTTCTGGAGTGACAATATACAAATAGAAGAACTACCGCATTATGTTTATAGGGATTGCAATCTTATTACAAGTACATTAATTGGATTAGAAAAGACAGGTGCAAAAATTATTAGCACACATATTAACAATCCATATGAAGATGAATTACTACTAGAAGATACTACAATAAGCAATATACTTGATACATATAAACAATGGGTATATCCGCAAACACAAACAATAACTGATCTATGTTATTATCCAGGTATAGAGGTTGACAAGACAAGGCCGCAATATATACAAGATAATACTTGGCGTATAGAAGATCATCCCTTACCATTAGAACATTTAAAGTTTGTACAAGAAGAATTAAAATATCATGTGTCTAATAGCACTATCCAATGGGCTACTGAAGAACATAAGAAGTTGCAGGAGATAAAAGAATATGATAGAGTTTTTAGCTCAGGAAAAGAAATCGAGTGGGTTATTTAGAAAGATGGCTACAGAGAAACCTTATAAATGTGAATACTGCGGAGCATCGTTTACTAGAGAAAAAACCTTGGCAGTACATATGTGTGAGAAAAAAAGACGTAGACTACAGAAAGATGAAAAACGTGTGCAAACAGGATACTATGCATTTACACGTTTTTATAAATTAAGTGCAGGTACAAAAAAAGAAAAAACATATGAAGACTTTTGTGCAAGTCCTTATTATAACGCTTTTGTTAAGTTCGGCAGTTTTGTTAACAATGTACGACCGCTCTACCCAGAGAAATATATCGATTACGTTGTTACTTCCAGAGTCAAACTTGACCACTGGTGTCGTGATGAGTTGTACGAGAAATATGCAACAGAACTAGTACTTAAAGAAAGTATGGATACAGCTATTGAGAGGTCAATCAATACAATGATGGATTGGGCCGCTGATGCTGAGGCACCTTGGAATGATTACTTTAGATATGCTAGTCTAAACAGGGTAACAAGAGATATAAAAGATGGGAAAGTAAGTCCTTGGCTTGTACTTAATTGTAAGTCAGGAAAAGAAATGTTAGGCAAGTTTACAGATGAACAATTAGGATTTGTATATACTGTTATTGAGCCACAACACTGGGCACTACGCTTCAAAAGGAATCCTGCAGATGTTGAAGTTGTAAAAGAAGTAGCAAAGGAGTCAAATCTATGAAGACACATCTATTAGGTAATGAACATCAATGGATAATAGAAACACACTACGAAGACAGTGAAGAGTTCGAATACCATTGGGACAAGAAAGTATTTCCTAGCGAAACACGTGAAGATGTAAGTGATCAAACTAGCACATATAGAGGACAGCAATGGAATATACACCCGCAAGCATTCTTAAACGAATGGAAGTATAAGCCATTTTTACAAAGCAAGATAGATGAAGTAGGCTTAAATATAGAGCTAACTGAGTTATGTGCATTGTGGACTGTAGAGTATCGCAAAGGCGGATGGCAAAAGGCACATCGACATAGTGACCAAACTGTTAAAAAAATAAGTGCAGTTTGTTATCTCACAGAGCCCGATGACGATCAATCTACATGGCATGGAGGTACATTTGCTTATCTTTATGATGGACATGGAAACACACATGACTTATGTTACAAGCCAAATAAAGGCGATGTATTGATTTTTAAAAGCACAGTATTACATGGAAGTTATCCTGTGCGAAATAACAAAAAGGTATTTGTAGTTGACTACTTTTACAAAGATAAAGAATAGGAGGAACGTATGCAACTTGAACTAGTACAACATCCGGATGAAAGATTAACAACTAAAATTACTAAAGAATGGGACTTTGATAATCCGCAATATGATGCATCAGAACTAAGAACGGCAATGCTTAAGGTAATGAAAGATAACTTAGGTATTGGATTGTCAGCTAACCAAGTAGGAATAATGGATGCAAGATGCTTTGTATTCTTTAACCAACAAGCTAACAATAGAGATATGTGTGAAACATTATGTTTACACCCAAGCTATGAAGTAATGGACGACAGCGTAGATATTTCTATGTGGGAAGGTTGTTTAAGTTTCCCTGGTGTTAACTTAGAAGTAGTAAGACCGAGTACAATCAAAGCTAAGTGGATTGATCATAACGGCAAAAAGTTTGAAGAAAAACTTATTGGTTATCAAGCTCGTTGCTTTATGCATGAATGTGATCATCTTGACGGCATAACATTTGATCAATATGTTGCGCCAGTAAAATGGAAAGAAGCACTAGCGAATGCAGAAGCAAAGAAAACTTAAAAACGGAGTAAGTGTGTACGAACTTGAAAAACCAGTAACGCTTGTAATCAAAACTAAAGCACCTATGAAATGGAAACTGATTGATCAAGAAACAGGAGAAGAGTACATTGGGAGAACTCCAACTGAACAACAACCAAACTCCTGGAGAAAGATAGATGACTGAAGATAAAGACAAAAAAGATTATACGACTCCGTCACCGCAAGAATTACAAAGACAACTTGATGAGCGTATGGCTAAGTTTTTAGCTAAGGGTGGCAAAATAGAAAAAGTAGATCCTATGAAACCTACTAAACAACAATTAAAAAGTTGGACAATATAAATGCCTGATATTGATATAGATTTTGCTGATAGAACGATAGCACTTGAAAAACTAAAGCATCGTGTAGCAAAATTAGATACAGGTAAAAAACATAACACTGGAGTGTATGTTACAGAATGTCCTCACAATCCAGTTGATAATTTATGTACTGTTGATTACAAAACAGCAGAAGATAGAGGTTATTTCAAACTAGACTTTCTTAATGTAAGCATATACGATAAGGTAAGAGACGAAGAACACTTACGACATTTAATGAACAAGGAACCAATATGGGAACTGTTAGAAACAAAAGACTTTTGCGATCTAGTGTTTCATGTATCAGGACATCACGATCTAATCAAAAAACTAAAGCCAAAGAATATCCCACAACTGGCCGCTGTATTGGCTATCATACGTCCGGCAAAAAGACATTTGCAAGACAGTGATTGGAATACTATTATGGATCAAGTTTGGGTAAAGCCTGAAGAAGGATACTTCTTCAAAAAAGCACACGCTCACAGTTATGCTGTAGCAGTTGTGGTACACATGAACTTAATCTGTGAGGATGTTAATGAACTATGAATTCGAAGACTATAGAAAAAAGAACCCAAAAGATCCTGGCCCTTGGTTAACATGGATCTGGCCTAAAGAATTAGTATGGAGTTACTTGTGGCGCATTGTGTTTTGGACTGTGTTAGCACCAGTAGTATTATTTGGTACGATACTTACGCCACTAGGATTTGCCATTCAATTAATTGTAATTGATTACTTCACTTACCTACAATATAAGAATAGTATTACTTAGGTTTTTTCAGTAACTGAACGCTTTTACGTTTGACCCTTTTTACAGATAACTTGTTTAAGTTTACTGTTGGTCCTAATGATACTTTAACGTCTTTGCTGTTCATAGTCATCATAATGGGTTTGAACTGATCCATATCTTTTTGCAAGAATATATTAATAGGTATCATTCTGTTTGATTCCCACCACCATACTTCTCCTAATTCAATGAACTTTGCCCTAGCTTCATCTGAACGCAGATCTGTATAGATATACATGCTTGTAATAAAAGCATCTTGGTTATTAATGATACCGATATATTCATTGCCACCATACGTGACAACACTTAAAAACGGAAATTTTTCTTCTATGTCTTTTCTCAGCATAATCCAATAAATACACTAGTTAGGAAATTAATATGCAACTAGTATCAAGATATTTAGCAACTAATCATTCGGTAGTAGTCTCAGATGGCTTTACCGGGAAAACGGAGTATAGAAAAGTGTATCAGAGAAACATAAAAATAACCAAGGGTATTGACAACGTTATTACCTTTGAAATTAAAAATAGCGATCATAAACCATTATCAATACTTAATACGTATACACCATACGTAGAGGTGTTTACAGAGGACGATATATTACTTAAACGTTATATAGGAACAATTAAGGAAACAAGCACACCTAATTTTAAAGGGCAGTTTACAATCAATATTACAGACGCTGATACACTGAATATTGACGGACAGTACCTTAGTTATGTTGTATATCTTAACAAAACAGCTGATGCTACTAATACCCTAACTTATGCTGATGATCAGTTTGGGCCATCAGGTACTATTGAACTTACAGGATCTGCATTTCCAGGTGCAAGAGATAGTAAAGAAGTAGTTACATTTTTAGATAGTATAAGCTCAGTTGTAGATGCTGAACCACACATTAATAGTAATGTTGCACTACACACAGCCGCGATATACTCTACAGGATTTGCTGGTACTGTAAAGATACAAGGTACACTTGCAGACAATACTAGCACTAGTTGGTTTGATATAACAACGGCGACATTATCAAGTCCAACAACACCACACTATGTGAACTTTAATGGTGTCTTTAGTTTTTTACGATTTGTAAAAACAAATGATGCAGGAAATTCAGGAAGCATAGATAAAATTTTAGTTAGAAACTAGAAGGGCATTAAAATGCAAGATCTAATAGCAGTCATTTTTGTGGCTCTGGCCTCAGCCAATAATGCAGAATTTATCGAACGAAGTAATGAACAGATAGCTCAAGGCTATAAATGGACATATGTAGGAAAACAAGCACCATCAGGTGATCCTGCTATAACCGTTAAACCAGAACACGGTGACGAATATATTTTGTTCAAATTAACAAAATAACGCTTGACATCCCTGACTAAAGATAGTATAATTATACTATGAGCTTAGTCTATGATACATTAACACAATACTTGCCAGCAAAGCGTAAGACTACTCCTAGTGGGTGGACTTCGTTTAATGCACCCTGTTGTATACACAATGGAGACAGTGCAGATAAAAGACAGCGTGGCGGACTTATCACTAATCCAGATGGTGGTGTAAGTTATCATTGCTTCAACTGTGGTTACAAAGCAAGTTGGCAACAAGGACGTAACCTAAGTGGTAAGATGCGTAGACTACTTGCTTGGCTTGGTACACCAGATGATGTAATAAACAAACTTGCATTGACAGTAATGCAAGAGAACGAAGGTGTACAAGTAAAACAAACATTAGTAGAATTACCAAAGTTTAATACTGTACCACTACCGGAGTCAGCTCGTAAGATACAAGACTGGGCAGACTATTGTGCATTAGAACCAACTGGTGTTGATAAAAATTTAATTAAAATATTTGAGTACATGAAAAATAGAAATCTGTTTTTAGATGACACAGATTATTATTGGACACCTGAACTAGGTTACAGGGATCGTTTAATTATTCCTTTCTATTATGAAAAACGTATTGTGGGTTGGACAGCAAGAACTGTACAACCTGACAAACAACCTAAATACATGAGTGAGCAACAGCCTGGTTTTGTTTATGGGTTAGATGAACAAGGTCCAAATAAAGTGTTTACTATTGTATGCGAAGGTCCTATGGATGCTATACATGTTGATGGAGTAGCACTACTCGGAAGTGAGATAAAAGACCAACAAGCCATGCTAATTAATAGAGTAGGCAAACAAGTTATTGTAGTGCCTGATAAAGATGAAGCAGGGGCAAAATTGATAGAAGAAGCAATTGAACTAGGATGGTCAGTTAGTTTGCCTGATTGGGCAGATGATGTCAATGACATCGGTGACGCTGTTGCAAAATATGGAAGACTATATACACTTTACAGTATTGTTAATAACGCAGAGTCTAACGAGTTAAAGATTAGATTAAGGAGTAAGAAATGGTTAAGTGGATTAAAAATTTAATTGCCGATTGGAAACGCAAACGTGCAATGAAGAAGAAACTAGAGGAACTTAAGAAAAGAGATCCTTTTATATACAAATAAGGAGGAACGGACGTTGATGACTGAAGTTACCAAAGGAATATACAATGCAGTAAAAGATAGAATGGACGAAAGTCTAATACTTGCTATCATATTTTTTATAGGACATATTATTATTGCAATGATAGTTGTGAGTGCAATTACTGGTGCAAGTATTTGGGAAGCAGGATTAGTTGCTCTTGTAGAGCCTGCTGTAAATAGTGTATGGTTCTACATACTACATAAGGTATGGAAGAGGTTCAGAGCATGATAACTTGGGGAATGGTTGGTAACAGCCATGATGCTAGTTTAGCAGTATTTGATAACGATGAACTACTATGGGCAAGCCTTGCAAAAGATTTTAGTGGTGTGCCTAATGATCCTAACTTTAATTGGACACAGATAGAAGTAGCAAGACAGAGTTTTGGTCCACCCTCTAAGGTTGTTTGGTATGAACGACCTTTACTAAAGACACTACGTCAATGGAGAGCAGGCCAGGGTTGGTTGTATAAAGAAAATGATATAAAGGCATATCTTAACGATTGGGGTATTAACTGTGATATTGAATACACCCAACACCATTTATCACATGCGGCCTACGCATATTATACTCAACCCCATGATGACTGTGCAGTGATTTGTTTAGACTCAATTGGAGAGTTCGAGACCCTAACTATATGGCACGGTAAGGACAACAAACTAAAGAAGATACATAGCCAAGGGTATCCACATAGCCTAGGATTATTTTACAGTGCTATGACACAACGTATAGGTTTAGTACCACAACGTGATGAATACCTTGTTACTGAATATGCAAAGAAAGGCATAGGCCACGAACTTATGTATACAATGTTAGAGGAAATTGTTAAGGTCAATCAAGATCCATTACTTTCATCTAGACCCTATATACGTATGAGAGAAAATTTACATAGAGGGTGTATGTGGTGGCAACCTGAACTAACATCAAAACAAGACATGTATGATATAGCCGCCGCTACCCAATCTTTATTTGAGTATTGTGTAAAGATATTAAGTAACTATGCTCATTGGAAAACTAACCAGGGAAAAGCTATAGCCTTTGCAGGTGGTGGAGCATTGAATAAAAAAGCAATGGATCAAGTGAGACAGGATTGGGAAAACGTGTGGGTACCACCAAATCCAGGAGATCCAGGATCGTGTATTGGTGCAGTATTAGCGAAAACAAAGACAAAAATAGAACTTGACAAACGGTGGTATCAGAAAGTATAATAGACATATGGATAAAACTAGACAGAATACAGATTACGGATACGATATACAGAAACTATACTTAGAGATGATGCTAACAGATGCAGAGTCTTTTGTTAGGTGTCAAGCTGTATTTGATCCTAGTGTATTTGATAGACGTTTACAAGATAGTGCAACATTCTTGAACAACTATGTAAATGAACATAATGCATTGCCTACATTTGATATGATTAATGCATCTTGTAAAAATGATTTAAAAGATCCAGGTGAACTGCGTGAAGAACACTATGATTGGTTACTTGCAGAGTTTGAAACATTTAGTAGACACAAAGCACTTGAAAAGGCTATACTTAAAAGTGCAGACTTACTTGAAAAAGGTGAGTATGGTCCAGTTGAAGACTTAGTTAAGAAAGCAGTACAGATTGGATTACAGAAAGACTTAGGTACAGACTATTGGGCTGATCCTAAAGGCAGACTTCAAGCAATTAAGAGTAACAACGGACAGGTAAGCACAGGTTGGAGTGCTATTGATAAGAAACTGTTTGGTGGATTCAATAGAGGTGAACTGAATATATTTGCAGGTGGTAGTGGTGCTGGTAAGAGTTTGTTCTTAGCAAACTTGGGTGTGAACTGGGCACTAGCAGGTATGAATGTAATGTATCTTACATTAGAACTTTCTGAGAACTTGGTTAGTATGCGTGTAGATAGTATGACTACAGATATTCCAAGTAGAGATATTTTCAAAGACATTGATGATGTACATATGAAAGTTAAGATGATTGGTAAGAAGTCAGGTGCATTCCAAGTCAAGTATATGCCAAGTGGTAAGACTCCTAATGATGTAAGAAGTTATATTAAAGAATATGAAATTAAAACAAATAAGAAGATTGATGTATTATTGATTGACTACTTAGACTTGCTTATGCCTAATGGTGCAAGAGTTAGTGCAGAGAACTTGTTTATTAAAGATAAGTTTGTGTCAGAAGAACTGCGTAATCTAGCAATGGAATTGAATACAGTATTTGTAACTGCGGCACAGTTGAACAGAGGTGCAGTAGAAGAAATTGAATTTGATCATTCGCACATTAGTGGTGGCTTGAGTAAGATACAAACTGCTGATAATGTATTTGGTATCTTTACAAGTAGAGCTATGCGTGAGCGTGGTAGATATCAACTACAACTTATGAAAACACGTAACAGTGGTGGTGTAGGACAAAAAATTGATCTTGAGTTTGATATAGATAGTTTGCGTATTAGGGACTTAGCAGATGATGAAGAGTATCAAGAATTTAACAAACGTAAGTCTACAATCTATGAAGGACTTAAAAGAAATAGCATGAACTCACCAGCAGAGCCTGATCCAAACGCAGATCCTAAAGAAGGTGATAGCGTTGGCAAAGTCAAAGCAGATGTAGACTCTACATTACTAAGATCATTCATAACCAATCTGGGTCAAGAGGACGAATAGCCAAATCATAAATACTTTGCTTAGGCAACAAGGCAAACGGAGGCTACAATGAAAACAGACTTAGAAAACATACAACTACTCTTGGATCGATTTAAAAGGCCTATACCAGATAGGGAAGATTATAAGAACAGGCTCGCAGAAGAATTTGAACTTATCCTTAATCAACGATTCACAGAATACTTTTTACGTATTTGTGACGTAATAGAACTCACAAAAGATTTAAAGCACATGACAAGAGGATCAGCAGGCTCTAGTCTTGTGTGTTACCTTTTGGGTATCACAGATGTTGACCCAATAGAATGGAATATACCTGTTGCACGTTTTATGAACCCTTTACGTGATGACTTACCAGACGTAGATATTGATTTCGAACATTGGCGTCAGGGTGATGTTATGGAACGTATATTTAAAAAGTGGCCAGGTAAGACTGCACGTCTATCTAACTATGTAATGTTTAGAGAGAAGAGTGCAAAGAAAGAAGCGGCCAAAAGATTAGGAGTCAAAGGCAAACTACCTCGTAGTTTTAAGTATGAAGACTTTGACATTGATCCTGTAGAAGCAAAACGTATAGAGAAAAAACTAATTGGTAAGAAACGTGCTATCTCAAAACACTGTGGTGGTATTATTATGTTTGATAGACAGCTACCAAAGAGTTTGATATCACAAGACAATCAAATACTGTTAGACAAATATGAGATAGAAGACTTAGAACATCTTAAACTAGACGTACTAGCAAACAGAGGACTGAGTCAACTACTTGAGATCGATGAGCTAACAGACCTACAACACTATCCTACACACGATGAAGCAACAAGCAAACTATTAAGCAGAGGAGATGTACTAGGTGTAACACAAGGTGAATCACCTGCTATGCGTAGACTGTTTCGTGCAATCAAACCACAGTCGGTATATGATTGTGTGTTTGCTACTGCTATGATACGTCCTGTAGCAATGAGCGGAAGACAAAAGGCCGCTATGTTCCAAGACTGGTCACAGGAAGTTGTGCAAGATAGTATTGTGTTTGAAGATGATGCTATTGATATTATATCAGACATCATAGGTGTAGACATGTACGAAGCTGATATGTATCGTAGAGCTTTTGCTAAAAAGAATGATGAAAAGATATTAGAGTTTGTAGAACTTATGGGCGGACATCCACGCAAACAGGAAGCAATGGCCGCACTACAAGAACTATCAGGGTTTGGCTTATGTAGAGCTCACGCTGTTAACTTGGGTAGACTTATATGGGCTCTAGCATATCAGAAAGCACATAACAAAAAAGAATTTTGGAAGGCAAATCTAAAACACTGTCAAGGATCATATCGTTCCTGGGTATATCAATGTGAAGCACACAGACTAGACATACCAACTAAGAGTGGTTGGTGGTGGCATGGCTTCCCACCAAGACTAGGAGTTAAACAGCAATGGTTAGATCGTGTAGAGTATGCAGGTGTAATTGCAAATAGTAGATGTTACAAAGGTAACAAAGGACGTTGGATTACATTCCTTACACTAGGTATAGGCTATGGTGAATATATTGATATTACTGTACAAAAGCCTGTAGCATACAGGGATGGCGACATTGTACACGGTTCAGGACGAGTCAAGCAGAGCAACAATTCTGAATATATAGATAGTAGCGATGCTAATGTTTACACATTTCAGGAGTGGAGATAAAAATGGAATATACAACTGAAGAGAATCAAGAACTAATTGATAACATTAAAGGCCCAAGATACTATCGTATTATACTGCAAGGCTATGGTGGCGAATCTAGTTACATGGGTCTAACTAAAGAACAATACGAGTTTTGGAACGCACTTACGGAAGATGAAGGCGATAGTGAAGTTGTAAATTATTGTACTGACGAAGAGTATGATGGTATTGAAATAGATGATGCTGTAGACTTTTTAAAGGTAGACGGTGAAGACTACAGACAACAATGGTACGAATCACCTACAGAAGTTGTCCATCAATATGGCGGTGACTTTGGTAACATGAGCATTACTATTGACGAAGTTGATAGTGCTGAGTATGATGCAGGACATGTACGTGATGTTGTTAACAGTGAAGACTTAGCTGAATGGTGTGCTAATAATGAAATTGATCATGTAATGGAATGCGAACAAGCAGAAGAACCAGACTATGTGTTTCAGTTTTGGAGTGCAGAGAAAGGTAGTTTCTTTGATGGCATTATAGAAACACACGGACCTTTAGACTTAAATAAATTGAAACTTACTACCAACGAGTATTGGAATGGAGATGACGTTGTAGAAACTATTGAATATGACGGTGTTGAAGTTGATAATGCAGGAGGTGATACTACTGGTAAAGGCTATAGTGGACACTTTTGGAAAAACGTAGAGAATGAATAAAATAAAATTTATATGCGGTGATAGACATGTAGCCAAACATTACCCGCCTATACCAACTGCAAAAGCAAGACCAGATTGGTATAACGCATTGCCTGGCTTCATAGGTGAGCCATTACAGAGCCCACCTACTATTAAAAAGTGCATGCCTGTTTATGATCATTTGACAGCAGGATATATTGTACATAATCCTGTAGAACAAGAAATAACAATAGGCGAAAGACCTGCACAAGATGGATCACCCGTAGAATCATTCCGTAGACTATATCCTCAAGCATGGACAAGACAAGAAGAGCAAGAAGGTCACTCACATGAACAATGTCCTGTAAAACTTGATGGCGCACAAAAAGACTTTATTACTTTTAGTGTACCGTGGCGTATTGAAACACCACCAGGGTATAGTTGTTTAATACAACAGCCTTATTTCTTTTTTGAGAAACGCTTTACACTATTCCCAGGTATTGTTGATACAGATACTATTGATGTTCCTTGGGTAAACTGGCCAGGTGTAATGAATGGCAAGCCAGGAGATAAAATTACTATTGAACCAGGTGCTCCTCTTATGCAGGTGATACCTTTCAAACGTGATGAATGGAAAATGGAAGTAGAAGTAGACGAACGTGGAATCGAAAGAGATACTGCTTTAAAATTTTTCCTAACAAATGCTTATGCAAGAATATTCCACAGAAAGAAGAAGTATAAATGATATCGATCGTATTTTGGATTGGATTTACAGTAATGGTATTGAATGAAGGCTTTGTGATTATGCGTCATGTGCATCCTTGGTTTGCACAAAGACGTGAAGCACTAATGGCCAAGTATGGAAGTAACTGGAAACGCTTTCATGCATTTTTTGACTACGTATGGATAGGTGGTGTGTCACTAGGTGTTGCAATAGACATAGGCAACTGGAAGTTGTATGCAACAGTGTTAGCAACCTTTTGGAGTGTAGTTGCAGTATGTGTTTACCTGCCATTGCTTATAAAGAAATTGAGAAAATGAAAATAGGCATAGGTGCTCTTATTACAGCAATAATGGCACTGGTAGCTTGGATAATAAAAAGGTTAAAGAAATGAAACTTACAGCTAGTCAACAACCTGTATTCAAACAAGTCAAAGACAACTATGAATGTATACAAGATGTACTAGACAACACCAAGGACTCAGATTGGGTGTTAACACCAGAAGGAAGCCTAAGCGGATACTGTACAGGTCCGATACATCATGCAACCAAAGAAACCATAGATGAATACACAGACTACCTAACTAAAATAGAAACATACCTAAAAGAGAATCAACGTAATATAGCACTAGGTACAGGACACATTGAGCAAGACAAGATGCCCTACAACGAAATACGTTTTTATAAACAAGGCAATCTGCAAAAGTACTATGCAAAACAAATGTTAACACATGGCCCAGACTTTATGGGAGAGTATTATTATTACTTGCCAGGTGTACGAAACGAAACGGTATGGCTTGATAAGAACACACTAGCCGGAGCTCTTATATGCAACGATGCTTGGGCTTATCCACCTGCTAGTCCAAACGGCAATCCCTATCATTGGCGCAAGCTCAAAGAACTAGGATGTCGTGTAGTATTTGTAAGTGCTAACTGTACCATGGACGTATTAGATCCTATTGTATATAACTTCCACGAAAGCACACTACGTATGATGGCCAAAGCATTTGATTTTCACATTGTAGTAAGTTCAGCATGTACAGACATGAATGGTGAACCCAGAGACCATGTACAATGTCCAAGTGGTATTATTGACCCTACAGGAGATTGGATTGTCAAATGCAAAGACAAAGGCATGGACACAGTCAGTGCGGAGATAGACTTTGGATAGGACGCTGTGGATATACGGTGATAGTTTTGCAGTAGACTGGAAAGTAGATTGGGGTTGGCAAAGACAGGTTGCCGCACTAATGGACGTAGGCCGAGTAGTAAACCAAGCATGTTCAGGATCATCTAATGAATGGAGTAGTATGCAGTTCCGTGATGATGATCAACAGCCAGGTGACATTGTTGTATACTTTACTACAGCAAACTCACGTCAATGGTTCTTTCGAGATCGTCCACATCTAAGTAACCTAACAAGTATATCAGACACACCAGAAGCAAAAGAACTTGAACGAACAGAACCTGAAAAGTATAGAGCTGTAATGGACTATTGGTTACATCTACAGCGTGATGACATAGATCTATTGCGTATGCAACATATGATTGACAGCATAAGAGTAAAGCAGATAGAACGTGAACTACATCTACAGCTGATACCTAGTTTCTCTGCTGATATAGAATGGACTGACCTTACACCTGTCAAGGGTGATATGACCACAGATGTATGCGATAGAGAATTTGCAAACGAACAAGAGATGCTGTTATGGTATAATCAAAGCATAGACACTAGAGCCAATCATATGACACTAGCCAACCATACAGTGTTTGCACGTAAGCTGGTACAGAGTCTTAGTGAACGCACACAGTTAGATCTTACACAGGGCTTTGATCAAGGATTCCTTACACACAAAGACAAACTAACACATCCAGGACTGCTAAAAGAACTTATAAGATTAGCTGAACAACCTGGCAATACAATACCTAAATAACAAACTCCTCCCTAAAAATCACCATGCATTTAAGACGTCTGTCGTGTATGAAAATACCACCTAAATGGCTCTTAAATTGCAAATAAGGCGAAAAGTGGTATATTGTATTGCGAAAGTGTTTTAATGCTATTATAAGAGCATTTAACTGCGTTTTAGGGGTATTAAGCTATGCCTGATAGATTAGCACGTTTCCAACCTGCACCTGCTGTACGAACATAGATGTAGTTGTCATCAAAGCGTATTTCGCCCACTTCTCCTGGGCTGTTTGTAGTAGGTGCTACACCTGCGTTAGCAACCAATGTTGATGTTACTCTGTTGTTTACTGAGTCTACTATAGTTGTTGAATCATCTCCAAACACTGATCCTGTTAGATCACCTCTAAAGCCACCTATTGCTGTTACACGCCCTGCTATGCCTAGGTTACCTGTGTCACCGTTTAGTTTGAGCTTGTAGTTGTCCTCAGTTGGTGTGCCTACGTATGGATTGATGTTGCTCCATATGGTAAACGCTGATCCTGAGTCATCATTGCCTGGATCAAGGAATACACCCACACCGTGTGCTGATCCTAGCACTAGATCTGATGAGCTAGGCCCATTGTATCCTGAGCCTGCTGTGGGTATTAGTTTACCTGCATTAGCGGCTGATGATCCAAAGCCTTTGCCGTCTGCTATGTTTAGATCTGTGCTTAATGGATTGGCTAGTGCATCTGTGATGCCATATCCTGCTAGTGTGGTTGGCTTACCAGTTACGTCAGCAAACGCTACACTTGATTCAGTGCCTACTGCGGCACCTCCTGCTGTTGTACCGTCACCTAGTCTTAGACTGCCTGAGCTGGTTACTAGTAGTACACCACGTGGATACACTGTGGTTGCTTCAACTGAAGCAAGCCCACTTACTACGTCTAGTATCTGATTAACACCTTTAAAACTGCTTATAGCCATTGGATCTCCTACAACTGTATTTATACTACGCATGTATTTAGCGACAAG